GAAGATGAGCCAGTTACATTTGGGTTATTCTCAGGCGTAAGTGGCACATCAGGAACAACAGGTACCTCAGGTACTAGCGGTAGTTCAGGATCATCGGGAACAAGTGGCTCAGATGGCACAAGCGGGTCATCAGGCACGACAGGCACATCAGGAAGTTCGGGTACTAGTGGGATTGATGGCACATCAGGAACATCGGGCACTACTGGTACATCAGGTAGTTCAGGTACATCTGGTTCTTCAGGAACAGACGGAACAGGAGGTACATCGGGTACACGTGGTACATCAGGTACATCAGGTATTGACGGTATTGATGGTACTAGTGGAACATCAGGTACAGACGGAACAGGAGGAACTAGCGGAACGAATGGTTCTGCAGGTACATCCGGTGTATCAGGAAGTAGTGGTACAAGTGGAGTAGATGGAACTTCGGGAGTAAATGGTACATCAGGAATCGATGGAACTAGTGGAACTAACGGCACATCAGTAACGTCAGCTACTTCAGGTACAGATGGTACAGGTGGTACATCAGGTACGACAGGTACTAGTGGTACTGCAGGAACATCAGGAACTACAGGTACATCAGGTACAGGTGGTACTTCGGGTGTTGATGGTGTTAGTGGTGGTCGTGTTTACTATTTTAATAATAGTCAATCATCTTCTATTTCTCCATACAAAGTGTTGTCTACTGAGCCTACATTAGGTGCATTACAGACAATAACTGTTAATATGGCTGGTAACCAACAAAACGTGTTGGTTCAGCAATTTATAACAGAGCAATTAGGATTTACTATTATCCCATCAGGCGTACAAAGATTTCATCTTCATACATTAAAGCCTCAGGATAATGATAACATTCAAGTTTATGTAACATTACAACTTGCCGATTCATCAGGAACGCCTTATGGTACATTAGCTACTTCATCTGTAGTTCTTTTGGCTTGGTTTGGTACAGGTGTAATTGCAGAGACTACTTTAGACTTTGTGTTCCCACATACGACAATTTCTGCAACAGACAGAATGATTGTTAAGATTTACTACAACAACAATGTAAGCACTGCAAAAACTGCAGAGTGGTACACAGAAGATAGTGAGTATTCATATGTAACTACATCTATTGCTGCTGCATCAGGGACAAGTGGTGTTAGTGGAACATCAGGTACATCTGGTTCAAGCGGATCATCAGGTACAGCTGGCACAAGTGGATTAGACGGCACATCAGGTACTGCAGGAACGTCAGGAGCTGACGGAACTAGTGGAGTTAGCGGTACATCAGGGGTGAGTGGTACGTCAGGAGTAGACGGAACAAGTGGAGTTAATGGTACTAGTGGCACTTCAGGCGTTAGTGGCTCATCTGGCACATCAGGAGTTAGTGGAACATCGGGCATAGATGGAACTAGTGGAACAGGAGGTACATCTGGAACTAGTGGCATTAATGGCACATCGGGTTCTGGAGGAACAAGCGGTACTGCAGGAACAAGCGGTACAACACCAGACACATCTTTATATGTACTGAAGTCTGGTAGCACAATGACAGGTGCATTGGTTATTGATCCTGCTAATACAGGTGTAATTGGACTTGATGCAGCATCTAATACATTTAGATTACGGTCAGATAGTACTAATCCTTTTGCTCGTCAATTAACTACCACAATGAATAGTGGTACATTGGTTAAGATGCAAGCGGCAGGATATGGTGGAACATATGTGACTGACTTAGGATTTTACACATCATCCAATTCAGCTGTTAATAGTACACCAAATCTTTATTTAACAGGTGGGGACAATCGTGTAGGTATTAATACAACTACGCCTGGTTATACTTTAGATGTAGTTGGAACAGCGGGAGTATCAGGAGTTCTAACATTAGGATCAACAATTACTAATGGTACATATACTTATACATTACCAGGTGCAACAGGAACACTTGCATTAACAAGTCAAATACCTAGTGTTACAGGATATGTTCCATATACAGGAGCAACAGGTGCGGTGAATTTAGGTGCTTATGACTTAACGGTTAATTCAATAAAGGTTGGTTTAGGAGGTAGTAATATAGCTAGTAATACAGCATTAGGTGCTTCTACTTTAAATTCTAATACAACGGGAAGTGGTAATACTGCAGCTGGTAATTCTGCTCTTTATACTAATACAACAGGAGGTAGTAACTCTGCATTTGGAATTTATTCACTTTTATTTAATACCACAGGTAGTCTTAATACTGCCATTGGTGGTTCTGCTCTTTATTCTAATACAACAGGAAGTAGCAATACTGCAACAGGTATAAATTCTCTTTATTCTAATACTACAGGAGGAGGTAACTCTGCATTTGGTGTTCAGGCTCTTTACACCAATACAACAGGTATTTATAATACGGCAATAGGTAGCAATGCTCTTTATGCTAATACAACAGCAAACTATAATACTGCATTAGGAAACAATGCACTTTTAGCTAATACAACAGGAGCAAGTAATACGGCAGTAGGAAACGGTGCAGGACAATCTATAACAACGGGTAGTAATAATGTTATTATTGGTGGATATGGTGGAACTACTACTATGTCTAATAATATAGTTTTATCAGACGGTGCAGGAAATATAAAGTACCAATGGAATGGAACTAATAATACCATTTATGGAGCAACAACATTTACGGGAGCTTTAAGTGGTACAACTGCTACTTTTAGTGGATTGATTTCTGCAAATGGAGGAGACTTCAGAATGACATCAGGAGGAACGGCTGCCATTGGTGTTGTATTATCTTCAGAGTATAATGTAGTAGCTAATCCAAAATCAGTTTACACATCTTATGGTCAATCTGCAGTACTAGGTGGACATGAATTTAGAAGTGTAAATGGTAGTGGTACAGGTTCTATTACTTCTGCATATGCTAATCCATCAGGTAATTGGACTTTCTATTATGATACTGCAATAACAGGGAAGTTAACTATTACATCATCCTCAATGGGTGCTCAAATAAATGGAGGTACTTTTACTCAGGCAACTGCATCTTCTTATGCTTTAGGTGTAGCAAATGGAGGAGGTTATGATTTGACATTAGGAACTTCATCAACTGCTGGAGTTATTCAAACTTGGTCATCAAAACCTTTATCATTAAATCCACAAGGTAATAACGTAGGCATCGGAACTGCTGTTGCTAGTTACAAACTAGAAATTCAACAAACAGCTACAACAGCAGGCTTGTGGGTACAAACTGGAGGAACTACTTCAAGCTATACTATTGCAGATTTTAGAACAGGGACTAATTTAAGTGCTTTACAAATTTTAGGTAATGGAGTTTCTTCTTTTAGTGGTAGCGTGGGAATTGGAACTGCTTCGCCAGGAAAATTATTACACCTTTATGCTTCAAATGATAATGCTTCAGTAAGATTTACAAATACTGCAGCTTCTAAAGTTTGGGATTTAACTCCTGCAAATCCTAATGTAGCAAATAGTGGATTTTCTATTTATAATGTAACTGATAATAATACTCCTTTTCATATTACTAATAGTGGAAATATAGGAATTGGTCTTACATCTCCAAGTGTTAAATTAAACACATTTGTATCAGCGGACCCTAATTTGGACACAATTCAAATGAGAGCTGAAACAGATGTTTCAAGTGTAGTATCTTATACAGGTTTAGGTGCAGCTGTAATGGAATACTATAGAGGTATAGCTACAGGTGTTAGTTTGACTATTAGAACCAAAGTTCCTTATACAAGTAGTGGAGGTAGTATTATATTTTCTCCTAATAGTGATGTAGTGGATTATTCTCCAGTTGAACGAATGCGTATTACTAAAGGAGGGAATGTATTAGTTAATACAACAAATGATACAAGTGCCAAATTTAAAGTAAACGGAAACATACAAATTGGTGGTGCAGGGTATGTTAGAACATATTATGCTCAAGTAAGTGGAACCAATGTTACCTTTGATATATTTAGATGGCTAAATGATTCAGGGGGATTAATGGGACAATCTGGGATGTCAGGAACATTATATTTTGTTTTTGTTGATAATGCAACCGGAGGAAATCAAATAGATTACGAGTATAGAATTTTATCTTGTGGAAATGGAACAACAAATGCATCAATTACACAAGTTGGATATCAATTAAGAGGTACACAACCAATTACAAACGTACAATTAGTAAACGATGGTAGTGGAGGTGGAATTAAAGTTCAAGGAACTACTGTATCAAGCGGCATAACCGGTTGCACAGTTTGGGGAACTTTTATAGGTACATTAGTTTAAAAATTAAAAAAATAATTATGACAACAACTTATGAATGGGTAATTAGCCAAATGGATACTGCACCCTCCTTAGATGAATTAGCCGATGTAGTAGTGACAGTACATTGGAGAAGAAATGCAATTACTATAGATGGGGATAAAACTTACTATGCTGACATTTATGGGGCAATGGGCTGTACTACGCCATCTAGCACAGATTTTACCTCTTATCCTGATTTAACATTTGAGCAAGTATGTGGGTGGTTGGATGCAGGATTAGATATTGAGGCATTGAATGCAAACCTTGATGCTCAGATTGAGAATCAGATTAATCCTCCAATCATCGTATTACCAAATCCGTGGGCTACTCCTACTTTGCAAGAAGAAATTGTTGCAGGAGACCAACCTATTGTGTAACTTTACAAAAAAAATATATTATGAAACTAAACTTTAATTTTAATCTAGTCGATTTAGACGGCAAAGAAATTGACAATGCTAATGCAGGTAAGTTAATCGCTAACTCATTAGTACAACAATCTAAGGGTGATGCTCTTAAGTTTTGGGAATGGGCTTTGGCTCTTAACAAAGGCGAAGAGTTAGACCTTGACTCATCTGATCAAGAGACTTTAAAGAACTTTATCAAGGATAGCGAGAACTTTGCTATTATTGCTAAGGCTCAATTATTGAAAGTTCTTAAGAAGGACTAGTCTATTAATTACATCATCAGCAGTTATACTCCTCTGACATTCAAATTGTCGAGGAGTATTCTTAAAGATTGGACACCAACTCCAGTCCCCCGCATCGAACTTAAAGTTCTGATTGTTCCAGCATCCATTACAAACATTCTTATTTGTGATGCGTATGCACTCAAACTCGTGGTCCTCTTCAGCAAAGTTATTTATCATAACTACTTCTTTGCCTAAAGCCCAAGCTAGCCAGCTCACACCACTTCCAAGTCCAATAAAGAATTCACTGTGGTCAATTAACGCCATTGTATCAAAGATGTTGTGATTAATAATTTGCTCGCAGTTATCGAACGGGTTCTCTTCGAGCGATACGTTAATTACTTTATAGCCTTTCTCGTGTAAGTAATTAATCACTCCTTGCCATCCTTCTTTTGTCCAGAACTTACAGCCTGATGTAGAGTTGGTAGCAATGGTCACATACTTACTCTCAGGTAATGCTTTCTTAGATGCATACATTAATCTTGGGCTCATCTCTTTGAAGTTAAGACCAAGAATCTTGGTAGCCGCCTCTTGTAGCTTAATAGTGTTAGGTAGCTCAGGCTCTTTGTTTGAATCGTAGAACCAACCAATGTTATACTGAGCATAGATATTAGGGACTACTGTTCCAGGCTCTACTAACTCTATCTCAGGAATGTCAAGTATTTTGTTCAAAAAAGTTGACATAATCACCTCGCATCTGTGTTTCTTTTGAAACTCTAAAGCATATGGTGCCCAAGCAATTGTATCGCCTAGTGAACTGCTAGATAAAGCGATGTACACACGCTTACCTTCTAGGTCAAGCACGTTATCGTGAATTAGTTTACCATCCATATAGACTTTACTATGCCACTTAGTATAGTATTGTCTATTTAGTTTGACCCAACAGTTTGATCCGATAGTATTCTCGTAGACTAACTTGTTTCCATCAAAGTATTGAACCTTAAAGTCAGCTTTCAGTCCTGACTTAATTTCTAGGTATGGCTGACCAACAAAGTGTTGGATGATTTTAACATCTTGCTCTTGCTTGTCTAGCGTCATTACTTTGTTGTAGAATGCCTTTTGCTTGTCCCAGAATTTAACTGATGTATTGTCTGTAGGTACAATGTAATTACATTTAATAGTATTTAGATCGGTGTCGATAGGTTGAATATACTTATCAAACATTGAGCCATATTGTGGTAAGTTGTGAGCTACAATTGGTTTACCAAAAGATATTGCCTCACGTAATACCAATGGGTTACACTCCCAAGTAGAGTTGAACATAAAGATGTCTGCCCATCTCATATACATTTCTACATTACTTTTCTCCCCCCATATTGTCACGTTTGAAGGAATGTCTTTTATTAAAGGTTCCCAGTAGTGCTTAAAATTTATAGCTTGGTTTCCGATAAAATGAAAGTTCATATCAGGATACTTTCTTGCTATCTCAAGACCTTCTGCTTGGTTCTTACCAGGAGTCCATAATCCTACATTGACTACATTTATTTTGCTTGTATCAAAAGGATTTAGATATAGGTCATTTCTTTTATCATCAATAGGAAACTCAATTACCTCTTTGTAAGATGGTGATGAAGCGAATGTCTCTAAGTGATATGGCGTGCAGAAGTAATACGCATCAGGGTGAAATATCTTTTCTTTGTCGTGGTTAAACGATACGTCGTGGCACGTCTCTACGATTCGGTAGCTTCGGTCTTCACGATATAATTCAGATATCATATCACGATTAAAGCGTTCAGCTGGCTCGTGAATGTGAACAATGTCGGGATTGAATTTTGCGATGATGTTGAACAACTCCATCTTGTCCTCGTGCAAAGTGTGGAAAGGAACGAGTTCTTTTATTTGATTGCGTTGAACAACGTAGTCTAAGCTATGGCATTGATACTCTACTACCTCAATATCTAAATTACTCAATAGAATACTTTTCAAAACAAAGGCTGGCATTCCGCCAGTCGAACAATGTGGAATTAAGTATAGTAGCTTCATATGCTAAAATTAAAATATAATTAGTACTTTTACAAAAAAATATAATACAATGGATAAATTAACACAAGACGAGTTGGATCGTTTCAGAGCCGCTCATACAGAAATCAGAAATCTTCGCAATGCATTAGCAGATGCTGAGATATCAATTCACAATTCCAAAGTAGAGAAACAATCTATTTTAGCTCAGTTAGATACAGCTGGCACAACACACGTTGCCATTCAGCAAGAACTACACGCTAAGTACGGAGATATCACGATTGACTTTGCGACTGGAGAAATCAAGAACAAAGATGGTAATTCGTAAAATATCAGTTGGTGCAGATTATAAGAATGCAATGAATTATATGCATAATCAATCTGTGCTCCAAGGCAACTACAAGATACATTTGATTCGTCAGACCGAAGCAGGAGATATTGAAATCTTCATTGAGGCTAACGATGAGGTGGTCTTATGGAAAAAGATTAATGGCAACATGCCATTCTTAATTGAATATAATATAGATTTCTAATGGTTAGTCCTTTTTATTACATCGTAAGTCCTCGTGATAACAAGAGATATGATAACACGAGGGGTGAAATTATTATTTCTACATCGAAAGAAGACCACCTTGCCACTATGCGTGAGGCTGTTGTTATCTCTACGCCTATTGGATACGAGGGTCCTGTTGAACCAGGCGATACGGTCATTGTGCATCACAATACTTTTAGGTTGTATTACGATATGCGTGGTAGAGAGAAGTCTGCTTGGAATTACTTCCGAGAGGACTTGTATTTTATTGACGATCCGTATGCATACAAGAAGCCCGGTGCTGATTGGATAGGTATTGGTCGCTATGTGTTCATCTCTCCGGTAGAGAATTATAGTACAGGCATACTTACTGCGGACGCAGAGAAGCCTCTTGTAGGCACGATAAAGTATCCAAACGAAGAAGTACTAGCACTAGGATTAAAAGAGGGTGACACGGTCACGTTTGAGCCTGAGAGCGAGTATCCATTCTATATTGACGGTGAGAAAGTATACCGTATGTATACTAAGAATCTAACAATTAAATTAGATGAACAAAATAACTGAGTTAAAGAAACGCATCATTGACTCTGGATATAAAGCCGTTGAAGAGTTAATCAAGGTTGCTGAGGAGAAGATTGTCACACATATGGATGATGACTTGTCTGCAGACAAATTAAAGAACGCTGCAGCAGCTAAGAAGTTAGCAATTATGGATGCATTTGAGATTCTTAAAAGAGTCGAGGAGGAGAATAATATTATTGAGGGAGTAGTTGGAAACTCTGCACCTACCAACCGTGGGTTTGCAGAACAAAGAGCAAAGACTAAATGAGTTTATTCTACATTGATGAGTCTAATGTTCCTGAGAAGATTCTTGCAAAAAGAAATGCAAAGAAAGATTGGGAGTATGGATGGGACCCTGAGTATGACTTTGTGGTCGTGTCAAAAGATGGCACGATTGGAGAGGTGTACAATATCAGTGGTCTAAGAGTTGCTCTGCCACTAGCTCCTGAGAAAGTTGATTACAATGGTAATAAGTGGCAAGCTACAGAATTACCAAAAGAGTTATCTCGTATCAAGACCATCTTTGATTGGAACCGTCGTGACAATTCATTTAAGTCTCAATGGGTAGACTATATCGAGAAAGAGTTTGACAGGCGTGAGCTGGGCTATTGGTTTATTAACAATGGCGAGAATACTTACATCACAGGTGCACACTATATGTACTTGCAATGGTCAAAGACCGACGTAGGTCATCCAGACTTCCGTGAATCAAACAGAGTATTCTTTATATTTTGGGAAGCATGCAAGGCTGATAGCAGATGCTTTGGTATGTGCTACCTTAAGAACCGTCGTTCAGGTTTCTCTTTTATGGCCTCCTCGGAAGCCGTTAACATTGCAACATTAGCTAAGGATGCTCGTATAGGTTTAACATCTAAGACGGGTCCCGATGCTAAGAAAATGTTTACAGACAAAGTTGTTCCAATTGCGAACAACTACCCGTTCTTTTTTCAACCAGTGCGTGATGGTATGACAACTCCCAAGACGGAGCTTGCCTTCCGTGTGCCAGCTTCTAAGATTACTCGTAAGAATATGCACGAGGAGAACGAGGAAGAGATTGATGGATTGGATACAACGATTGACTGGCGTAACACAGCAGACAACTCCTATGATGGAGAAAAATTATTATATTTGGTTGAAGATGAGGCCGCTAAGTTAGAGCGTCCTATGAACATAGAGAACGGTTGGCGTGTCAGAAAAACTTGTCTTCGTTTAGGTGCTAGGATCATCGGTAAGTGTATGATGGGGTCAACATCTAATGCACTAGATAAAGGTGGAGAAAACTATAAACGTATTTATTATGACTCGAACGTCAGGAAGAGAAACCAAAATGGTCAGACTATATCGGGTCTATATTCGCTCTTTATTCCAATGGAGTATAACTTTGAGGGATATATTGACGAGTACGGTCACGCAGTCCTAGAGACACCTGAGAAGCCTGTAAAGTCAGCAGAGGGCACTTGGATAACACAAGGCGTAATTGAGTATTGGAACAATGAGGTGGCATCACTAAAGGCTAATCCTGATGCACTAAATGAATTCTATCGTCAGTTCCCTAGAACAGAGTCGCACGCTTTCCGTGATGAGACTAAGTCATCTCTATTTAACTTGACTAAAATCTATCAGCAGATAGACTACAATGACAGTTTGGTACAAGACCACGTCGTAACACGTGGGTACTTTCACTGGGCTAACGGGGAGAAAGACACTAAAGTGATTTGGACACCTGATAAGAATGGTCGGTTCCTAGTATCTTGGATACCTGGACCAGGCATCAATAATAATTATATTACTAAGAATGGGAATAGATATCCGGGTAATGAGCATATTGGTGCGTTTGGCTGTGACCCCTACGACATCTCAGGTGCGACCTTTGGTGGATCAAACGGTTCGCTCCACGGGCTAACTAAGTTTAATATGACAGGGGCTCCATCTAACCAATTCTTTTTAGAATACATTGCTCGTCCACAGACAGCAGAGATATTTTTTGAAGAGGTATTGATGGCTTGTGTGTTCTATGGTATGCCTATTCTTTGTGAGAATAACAAAGCACGTCTACTATATCACTTTAAGAATAGAGGCTATCGTGGGTTCTCAATGAATCGTCCTGACAAGCACGCACACAAACTTTCATTTACAGAAAGAGAGATTGGTGGTATACCATCATCAAGTGAAGATATCAAGCAGGCACACGCCACAGCAATCGAGACATACATCGAGCGTTTTGTGGGATTAGACATGGAGGGCAACTACCGTCAGCCTGATGAAATAGGTGATATGCCGTTCAATAAGACACTTCAAGACTGGGCTAGATTCGACGTAAACGACAGAACTAAATTTGATGCGTCAATTAGTTCGGGATATGCTATTATGGCAAATCAAAAGCACGTATATTTGCCTGAGAAAAAAGAGTCAAAAATAAGCATTAAATTTGCAACTTACGATAACACTGGTTCCTTCAGTAGAATTAACAAGATATGAACAAACCTCTTGGAATATTAATGCCAGATACCCAATTCCCTTCGCAGTTAGCGACTGATCAGGAAAAGGCATCATGGGAATATGGCTTAAGAATTGGGCAAAGCATTTCATATGAATGGTTTGCAAAGACAGGCAATAGTTGCCGATATTATTCACAATGGATTGATTTCCACCGTATTAGATTATACGCTAGAGGTGAACAACCAGTAGCTAAATATAAAAGCCAATTAGAAGTTGATGGCGATATGTCGCACATTAACTTAGATTGGACTCCTGTACCAATCATCCCTAAGTTTGTTGACATCGTCGTTAACGGTATGCATGACCGCTTATTTGAGGTTAAAGCATATGCACAAGATGCAATGTCATCTAACAAGCGTTCTAAGTTCCAAGAGATGGTGGAGCAAGATATGGTTGCTAAACAGTTCTTATCTCAAGTAAAGCAAGAGATGGGAATTGATGCATTCAATGTTCCTGAAGAGGATTTGCCAGAAAATGACCAAGAGTTATCATTATATATGCAGCTTAATTATAAGCCTGCAATTGAGATTGCTGAAGAGGAGGCAATCAATACTATCTTAGATTTAAACCATTATCAAGACGTTCGTAAAAGGGTCGACTACGATATCACAACAATTGGCATAGGAGTAGTAAAGCACTCGTTTGTTCCAGGAACTGGTGTTCGTGTTGAGTATGTTGACCCCGCTAACATTGTTTATAGTTACACTGAATCTCCAACATTTGACGATTGTTTCTATTGGGGAGAAGTAAAGCAAGTACCTATCACTGAACTAATTAAGATTAAGCCAGACATTACAAAAGAGGAGTTGGCAGAGATTCAACAATTAGGTACAGCGTGGTACAATTATTATGGAATTATGCGTCCCTACCGTAGCGATATCTTTAATAGAGATGTGGTTACGTTATTATATTTTAATTATAAAACAGACAAGACGTTTGTTTACAAGAAGAAATATCTTGAGAACAATGGCGTTCGTGTAATCCAAAAAGATGAAAGTTTCAACCCTCCTGAAGGAACTGAAGAAAGATTCGAAAGAATTGAGAAGAGAATTGACGTATGGTACGAAGGTATTATGGTACCTGGATCTCCTTATTTACTTAAGTGGGAGCTTGCTCGTAATATGGTTCGCCCTAAGTCTGCTTCTCAGTATGCGTTACCAAACTACATAGCTGTAGCTCCAAGAATGTATAAGGGAATTGTTGAGTCATTGACTCGTCGTATGATTCCTTTTGCTGACTTAATTCAAATGACCCATCTTAAATTACAACAAGTTCTACAACGTGTTGTGCCAGATGGTGTGTTCATCGATGCTGATGGTATCAATGAGGTTGACTTAGGAACCGGTGGTTCTTACAATCCAGAAGATGCTCTTCGTTTATATTTCCAAACGGGTAGTGTTATTGGACGTAGCATGACAACCGATGGCGATATAAACCACGGTCGTATTCCAATCCAAGAACTTAATACCAATAGTGGACAAGGCAAGATTACTGCATTGATTAATGCATACAATCAATACTTAAGCATGATCCGTGATGTAACAGGATTGAACGAAGCTCGTGATGGATCGATGCCTCATCCTGACGCATTAGTTGGTGTACAGAAGCTTGCAGCACTTAACTCAAACACTGCAACTCGTCATATCTTAGAAGGAAGTTTATTTATTACTCGTAGATTATCTGAAGCGTTATCACTTCGTGTTGCTGATATATTAGAATACTCTGATTTTAAAGAAGAGTTTATAATGCAGATTGGTAAGTACGCTGTTGGTATGTTGGAGGAAATAAAAGATTTATACTTACATGACTTTGGTATCTTTATTGATGTTGCTCCAGACGAAGAAGAAAAAGCTCAATTAGAGGCTAATATTCAGATGGCATTACAGCGTGATCAAATCACCCTTGAGGATGCTATTGATATCCGTCAAATGAAGAATCTTAAGTTAGCTAACGAGTTACTTAAGATGAAGCGTAAGGACAAGGGTAAGAAAGATATGGAGAATGAGCAAGCTAAGATTCAAATGCAAACTCAAGGAAATATCCAGTCTTCTCAAGCAGCAGCTCAATCAGCATTACAAAAAGTTCAAGCAGAAGCTGCAGCAAAAGCACAACTTGCTCAAGCACAAATGCAATACGATATTCAACGTATGCAAGCTGAAGCACAAATCAAAGAACAACTTATGGCTGTTGAATTTAACTATAACATGCAATTAAGAGGCATGGAAGTAGAAAAAGTTAAGCAGTTAGATATGGATAAAGAGAAAGCAAAGGATGAACGCACAAAAATCCAAGCTACACAGCAATCTAAATTAATTGAACAACGTCAAAAAGACTTGCCTGCTATGAATTTTGAGTCAGAAGAAGACTCTCTAGATGGCTTTGACTTGGAGCAATTTAATCCAAGATAATTTTTATTATTACTTTTGTGCAACTAAATTAAATTAAATGGATAATATTCAAGTAAAACTTGTAGACTTTGAAGAAAAGTCTGTGCAAGAAATCGAGCAAAAGTTGCTTGAGGAGCACGAACAAAAGATGGCTGAACCTGTAGAGACTGTTGTAGAAACACCTACAGAGGAACCAATAGTAGAGTCACCGCAATTTGGTGATAATGACGTTCTTTCATATTTGAAAACAAAGTTCAATAAGGAGGTAAACTCTTTAGATGAACTATTTGTAGAAAAACCACAACCACAACAGGAATTACTTCCTGAAGATGTAAATGCTTTCTTGAAATTTAAGAAGGATACGGGGCGTGGTTTAGAAGATTTCTATCGTGTTAACCAAGATTATTCTAAGGTTAACCCAGAAAGACTTTTAGCTGACTACATGCGTGAGATTAATCCTGATTTTGATGATGAGGATATTGCTTTTGAATATGAATCAAAGTTTGGCTACGATGAGGATATCGATGAAGAAAAAGATATTAAACGCAAAAAGTTAGCATTAAAAAAAGAACTTGGAAAGGCTTCTAAGTACTTTGAAGAACAAAAGGAAAAATACAAAGCTCCCCTTGAGTCGAGGATGGAGACTTCAATTCCTGAGGAATACAAAGTGGCTTATGATACCTACAAGCAATATATGGACCAAACTACTGTTTTTCAGCAAGAGGCTTCCAAAAAATCGGAGTATTTTATGAATAAGACAAATGAATTATTCTCTGATGAATTCAAAGGTTTTGATTTCAAAGTTGGAGATAAGGAAATATCTTATAAACCAAATACACCAGAGCAGCTGAAAGCTCAACAAACAGACATTTCCAAATTCTTCAATAATTTTGTTGATGAAAATGGATACATTAAGGATGCTAAACAGTATCACAAAACAGTTGCTGCGGCAATGAACCCTGATGCAATGGCCAAATTCTTTTATGATATGGGCAAAGCAGATGCAATTGATGACTCAGTTCGTCAAAGCAAGAATATCGATATGAGCGTTAGAAATGCTCCACAAAATATCGACAAAGGTGGGTTTAAAGTAACAGCATTGGATAGTGACCATGGTAACAGACTTAAGATTAAATCTTTAAAAAACTAAAACCAAAAAACAAAAACAATGGCTGGATCAGTTCAAGCTACCCCGGGCTTTCAATTAGAGCCCTCAGCGGTAAAGGCAACATTGCCTACAAACTACATTACTAACTTCGATTTCTTAAACCAGTATCTTCCTGATACTTACGAGGCTGAATTCGA